ACAACAAGATTTGAGCCGTAGATTGGCGTATAATTGAGGAGTTCGTTGTAGAGCTGGCGAATATGTAAGGTGCAAATCCTTACCTCTGTATAATGCCCTCTGCTATCTTCGGGTAGGCAGTGAAAGACAGCATTGGATTGTTTTGTTCAATGTGTGATGAGTAGGGATGCGTCCTGAAAATCTTAATTGCGAAAGGCGGAAAATATATGATTGTTAACAAGGAACAGAAGACACTCGGAAGTCATGAGCCGAGTGATGTGAGTCTACCTACCTCACTCTTCTGTTCTTTTATTCTTTTTGTAGGTAAAGAAAGTAGGTAAAGATGAGTAAACGTGCGACTTATGATGAAGTAAAAAATGATTTCAGAAAAATTGGGTTAGAATTATTATCAGATACATTTGTTCGCGGTAAAAATTATTTGGATTGTAGATGCATAATACATCACGATAATGTTTTTAAAATTACATATGAAAATGTAAAAGATAAGATAAAGAATAATAAATTAGGATGCGTAATATGTCAAAAGGAATCTAAATCTATCATTACTTATACGGACGAAGAGTATAATAATATTGTTGGTAATATCAATCCCCATATTACTCTTCTGAGTAAATATAATGAAAATAAAAATGATGTAAGATATATATGCAATAATCACACAGATTTTATATATAAAGGTAGGGTTAATAAGAACACTTTACTAAAACCTTTTCAATGCCCTATTTGTAAAAATGGACATGAAAAAATAATAATTGGGAAAACGGATATTAAATCAACTAATCCTATATTATTTGAGTGTTTATTGGATAAAACTCAAAATGAGAAGTTTAATATTCATAGTTATGCTTTGGTGGATATAAGATGTCCGTCTTGTGGAAATATTTTAAAAAATAAATCAATTTCTCAAGTTATTCAAAGAGGTTTCAAATGCAAATGTATGGATGGAAATAGTCAGGGCGAAAAATTTTTCTTTTCAGTTATCTCGCAAATTGACAATAATGTTGATGTAGAATACTGTTTGAATAATAATCATTTATACAGATACGACTTTCATGGTATTACCAATAATAAAAGTTGGATTGTAGAAATTATGGGAAAACAGCATAGTATAAAATCTTTTGAAACTTGCGGCGGACGGACATTAGAAGAAGAAAAAGAAAATGATAAATTAAAGAAAGAATATGCTTTAAATAATGGTATAGATTATTATATATGTATAGATAGTCATAATAGTGGCTTCAATGAATTAAAAGAAGAAATAATTAATAGTGACATTAGCAGTGTTTACGATTTATCTACAGTAAATTGGAATACTGCTTATTTTAATTCTTTACAATCAGATGTTGTTAAAGCATGTAATTATTGGAATAGTGGTTATAAAGTTATGGAAATATGTAAATTATTAAACGTCCAAAAAGGTGCGGTGCGTAGTTATTTAACAAAAGGTAATGAAATTGGTTTATGTAATTATGATCATACGCGAAATAATAGGACTTCTATAATGTGCATAAATACAGGGGAAATTTTTAAATCACAAAGAGATGCAGAAAGAAAATATAATCTTCATAGAGGTTACATGTTTGATTATTTAACTAATAAGCGAAAGATGATTGTTAATGGAATTGAATATAAATGGATATATTATGATTAAAAGGAAGGTGAGTTATTACGGCATTTTTAAAGCAAGCAAAGTCACCAGAAGAAATAAAGAAGATAGGCGTTTCTGCTGTAAGAAATGCTTATTATGATCTCGCTGGTGATTACAATAAAATAATAAATTATGATTGGTTATTTTGTCATAAGTGCGGAGAGTTTTTAACTGCTAATACTTTTTATTCCGATGATAGATTTGCAACGGGTAAGTTCCCATTTTGTAAACGCTGTGTAATGGAAATGGTTGAGCAAAGAAAAAAGAAAAATGATCCGCCAAATGAAACGAAAGAAAGTGTTCAAGAAGTATTGAGACTCATGGATCTTCCATATATAGATTCTTTCTATGAGGATTGTATTAAAGGGGCGTATGACGAAGCAAAAGAAAAAAACAGAACTTCGCCATTTGCCACTTATAATACTGCTATCCGTTCTCTTCCACAATGGAAAGGGATGAAATGGAAAGATTCAGAATTTGATGAAGATCACGTAGATGATATAGATGAGTTTAATGAAAACTCTCGAATAGTTAAACAAGCCAAAAAAAGGTTTGGTAAAAACTATAATACGGCAGATTTGGTATTTCTTGAAAACGAATATCAAGATTGGATTAAAAGATATGCTTGTGATACCAAAGCGCAAGAAATACTTTTTAAAAGAATTGTATGCAAAGAATTGGAGATAGATAAGGCGCAAAAATCTGGTAAAGATACTAAAGAAATGGATAAAACATTACAAGACCTTATGGGATCTTTACAGGTAAAACCTAATCAATCTAATTCAAATGCTCTTACAGAAGCAAAGACTTTTGGACAATTAATTCAAAGATGGGAAGACGAATATGATGGTGGTAAACCTATACCTGAGCCAGACGAGGATTTCAAAGATGTAGATAAAATTGGTCTTTATATTGATGTATTCTTTAAAGGACATCTTGCTAAAATGATGGATTTAAAAAATGGATTTTCTCGTTTGTATGATAAGTTTATGAAAAAATATACTGTAACAAAACCTCAGTATAATGAAGATATGAGTTCTGAAGAATTATTTGACCAAATATTTGGAACTCAATTAGATGAATAATGGCTGAATTAAAAAAGAAAACCGTTCAAGAATTAGCTCAGGACAAAGAACGGAAAATAATGGAAACGGTTGCTTGGAAAGCTGGGTACTATAGAAAAAACCCGCAAAAATTTGCATCAGAAGTCTTGGGAATATCTTTAAAACTATTTCAAAAGATATTACTTTGGGTAATGATGAATTACAACTATATAATGTATTTGGCTGCGCGCGGTCAGGGTAAAACCTGGCTTACAGCCCTCTTCTGTTGTATTCGTTGTATATTATATCCTGGCACTAAAATTATAATTAGTTCTGGAACATTAAAACAAGCAAACGAAGTTTTATTAAAGATACAGGATGATTTTATGAAACAATCTCCTATATTGCGTAGCGAAATAGAAAAATGCAATATAGGTCTTAACGATGCTACCATTTCGTTTAAAAATAGTTCGTGGATAAAAACAAGAACAAGTACGGAAAATTCAAGAAGTGCTCGCGCAAATTGTCTCATCGGAGATGAGTTTAGGATGATTGATGAAACCATATTAAATACTGTTCTGCGTAAATTCTTAACAAGTCCACGTCAACCTAAATATTTAAATAAGCCTGAATATGCGCATTTAAAGGAAAGAAATAAAGAGATCTACATGTCTAGCTGTTGGTTCAAGTCTTCATGGGCTTATAAAAAAGCACAAGATTACACCGTAAACTTTTTTGATGATACAAAAAAATATTTCATAGTTGGACTTCCATACCAAGTCTCAATTAAAGAAGGATTGCTTTCTCGTGAACAGATTGAAGACGAAATGAGTGAAAACAGTTACAACGAACTTGTTCAAGCTATGGAAATGGAATGTTTATGGTTTGGTGATACTGGAGATAATTTATTTAAATTTGATGATTTTAATCGAAGACGTAGAATTAAAAATGCACTAATGCCATTAAAATTCTATAACGAAAAGATTAAAGTTCCCGATGCTCCACAATCTGGCGAAAGAATTCTTTCGGTCGATGTAGCATTAATGGCTTCCATAAAAAAGAAAAAGAATGATGCGGCAGCATTATATATAAATGATTTAATTCAGACTGATAATACGACTTATCAGTCTAATTTTATTTATGGAGATACTTTTGAGGGAATGACTACTGATGAACTAGGGTTAATTGTTATGCGTTGGTTTTATCATTATAAGTGTACCCAAATGGTATTGGATAGCAATGGAAACGGTTTGGGGGTTTTTGATTTTATTTGTAAAGATCAATATGATCCTGAAACCGGAGAAACATATAAAGCATTAACATCGTGTAATAATGATGAAATGGCTATACGTTG